ATGGCACTTCACAAGCTCACGAAAACGAAGATTGAGAAGCTAACCAAGGCCGGAATCTACTCGGATGGCGCTGGGCTTTACCTTCGTATTCGGGCGGGCGGTTCGAAGTCTTGGCACTTCATATGGAAGCGTGACGGCAAGCGACAGGAGAAGGCGCTCGGTCCATATCCCGGCTTCAGCACGCAACCTATATCGCTGGAGCTGGCTCGCGAGAAGGCGCAAGAGATTCGCAATGATCTTGCGCGCGGGAAGTCAGTTGAAGGCGACAAGGTCGAGCGAAAGACGTTCGGCGACTTGATCGATGACGTACTTGCCGTAAAGCTCGCCACGGCAAAGAATGACAAGCACAAAGACCAGTGGCGCATGACCTTGAACAAGCACGCCAGCGCTCTTCATGCCCTACCCGTAGCAGACATCACGCGAGACGACGTCGTTAAGGCGCTAGAGCCGATCTGGACGAAGACTCCTGAGACTGCGAATAGGACCCGTATGCGAATCGAGGCGGTCATAGATCACGCCAAGGCTCGCGGCATGTTTGCCGGCGACAACCCGGCGGCATGGCGAGGCGGCCTCAAAGAGCTGCTACCAGCGCAAGACAAGCTCTCACGTGGACACCATAAGGCTGTGGCTTATGAGGCTATCCCTGCCGTCCTCGCTCGCCTGCGGGCTGCCACGGGTGTTTCTGCGCGAGCTTCCGAACTAGCCTGCCTGACTGCCTGCCGATCCAGCGAGGTTCGGGAAGCGGTATGGGATGAGTTTGACTTAGATGCCGCGCTATGGGTCATCCCGAAAGAGCGTATGAAGGCCGGTCGCGAGCACAGAGTCCCCCTACCCGTTCGTGCCGTAGAAATCCTCAAGGAACGCCAGCAGCTTGCAACGGGAAGCCTCGTGTTTGAGGGTGGAAGCGAGGGCAGGCCGATTAGTGACACAGCAATGGTAAAGGCTATACGGCTGGCATCTGGTGGAACCGAGACCCTGCACGGTTTTCGCTCGTCATTCCGAGATTGGGCCGGTGACGCAACGACGCATCCGCGCGACGTGATCGAAACCGCCCTAGCTCATACCCTCAAAGATAAGACAGAAGCCGCCTATCGTCGCTCAGACGCCTTGGAAAAGCGGCGTATCCTTATGCAGGATTGGGCAGATCTTTGTGGCTCGCAGAAGTAGTTTTCCGTATTTTGTTTAAAAGCAATTTCAATCACTTATCAATTATCGTTGTTATATTGAATATCGCTTAATTAACAATCCTAGGCCTGCGTTTAGATATGTTTGTGCGGTGAAGAGCGCCAGCAAACACTAACAAGCCAAGGAGAAGCAAATATGAAAAGGAACCAACAAACCTTCGTGAGTCCGCTCATGACGCCACGGGAAGCAAGCGCATACACTACCCTTTCTGCCCCTATGCTCAAGATCATGAGCGCTGAAGGCCGATTCCCTCGCGCACGGCTTATCGGTGAGCGCCGCGTCGCATTTGTAAGGCAGGAGGTGGAGGGCTGGTTGGCTGAGAGGATCGGCACCAAACCCAAGCACCAGATGCTCGTTGTTGGCGGTGCACAATGAGCTCGACCCCTCTTCGCGGCCGACAGGGCGAGCCTCGGCACAAGCCCGTTAAGATCAATCTAGATGACCTGAGCATCAAGAACGCGCCTGAACCGGCGCGGCCAGCCGAATATAAGGCACCTGAACGCGGAAGCATCGCTAAGCTAGTTGCCATGTACGAAACTATGCGCGCGATTGGCGCAACGAACGGGCAAACCGAAAGCCAATTCATCGCGTCGATGCGCGAGATCGACCGCCAGTATCCGGCTGCTGACTAATGGCGAAGCTTACAAATCCCATCCGCTGGTCTGATCACTTTGCAGATGACACCGTGCTTCCAGAAGGAACCCGGCGCATGAACGCTATGGACCTGCTCAAGGTATCGTTTCCCATAAAAAGGGAAACGGTGCCGGGTATCATCCCCACCGGGTGCCTTATTCTCGCTGGCGCGCCCAAGGTTGGCAAATCATGGTTCGTTTTGCAGCTTGCCATTGCGGTTGCAACAGGCCGTGATTTTCTGGGAGTGCCGGCCGAAAAGGGCGGCGTTCTCTACTTAGCGCTGGAGGACGGCTTCTCTCGACTCCAAAAACGCATCCTAGCACAGGAAGGCAACGAGGTTCCGGACCTTGAGCTTTTTGAGCTGCAAACGGAAATCGAGAAAGCCGACCGTGGCGGCCTGAAGGAGATTGAGCAGTACCTGATAGATAATCCCGATACGCGTATGGTTGTCATCGACGTGCTCAAGATGTTCCGGGCTGGCCGCAATTCGAAGACCAACCCGTACGACCAAGATTACGCTGACATCCGCCCCCTGACAGCACTCGCGAACAAATACAAAGTCACAATTATCATTGTGCACCACACCAACAAGGGCAACGCGCTGGCCGTCGACCCCTTCGACAAGGTGTCCGGCACGGGCGGCATTTCCGGTGCGGCCGATGGAACGCTGATCCTATCGCCTGACGAAACCGGCAGCATCGGCCTTTACGGTCGGGGTCGCGACTTTCAAGAGTTTGACATGTTCCTACGGCTCAACCAGGACTTTTGCATATGGGAACCGACGAACGCGCCAGAAGCGGTCGAGAAGCATGGTGGTGATCTTCAGGCCGCGATTCTGAAGCAACTCAAGAGAGCCGAAAGTTCGATGGGTGCCAACGCACTTTCGCAGCTCATAGACTACCCTGCTAAGAGCATATCCCATGCATTCGGAAAGCTTGCTGCAAAAGGCAAGATCAAGAAGGAAAGATATGGGAATTACGTTTTGCCTGAGTTCTACAGAGAATAGAACTGATGGAAGTGATGGAACTTCCAATTCCTTTATAAAAACCCCGAAAGGGCTTTGTAGAAGTGATGGTTATTATATTTACTTCCATCAGTTCCATCAGTTCTATGCTCCCATATAGAGAGTGTAACTTCCACAAACTCGTAAAACCATAACGCCCACCCCTCGATAACCAGCATCCATGAACAGGTGGCTCCCCCAACTCAGGAGAGACCAACCCTTGCATATTAGTGAAACCGAATTCGACAGATTTCTTGTCGCACATCTACCGCTCATATACTCCACGGCCAGCCGGTATATGACAACGCATTCGGGCTACCGAGAGGATCTTGTGCAGATCGCCTGCCTCTACGTGCTTGAGCGGCGAGAGCAATACGATCCGTCCCTCGGAGCGTTCTCGACATGGCTCAGATTCCAATTGATGGGCGCATGGGGCGGTTCCTACAGGACAGCAACTAGACGGCGATTGAGACACGAATGCAGCATGCCGACGGATGAAGAGGGAGAGCAGTTCATTCATGTGCCCGTGTTTGAAGATCCCTCTCATCGCCTAGATCTGGAGCATGTGCTGGAGACTATGCGCTGGTTGAAGGATTCGGACCTGCTGTTCGACCTCTGCATCAACGAGCGCGTCGGGAGGGCAATCGCCAGAGAGCGAGGACAGTCACCGCAGGCTGTTCAGCAGCGTATGGCACGGGCACGGGATAGGCTGGTACGGGCGCTCAATGGCGGCGCGATGATCCCTTTTGATTTCGTGGCTGAGCCTCATGCTTTCATCTTGGGGCCCGACCCTGTCACGAGTGTGGGTGACGCCACGCCTGCCGTACCTCATGATGAGCAGGAGGAATGGAAGCCAGAGCGCGTCATGATGACGTCAACGAGCGCGCTCACTAGGTTTGTCGATATGCTTCAGGCCGCAGGGGTCACTATGCCCCCTCCCGCATCAACAGGCCGCTCGATCCTTTCCCTGCATCATTGAAACGGGCAGCGGCGCCGCAGGCATTCGCGCAGGCTCATGAACCCAATCACATGAACCGCCATACAGCCCCACAGACGCGGCGCAACGCTCTGGAGGTAACCAGACACCTCCCGATACATGGACGCGCACTGACGGCCGACTATGGCCGAATGTGAGGGGGAGCGAGCAGCGACGGCACCGGGGCGGGTGGAGACTTTGTCGACTTTCGGTAACCGAGTACCGGCGGTGAGCCTTCGTGGGCATCCTGCCAGATCAGAGCAATTAGTTAAGTAACTTAACAAAGGAGAATTTAATATGGCACCACCAAGAAAATCAAGGGCTCAAGCTGAGGTTGACGGCACCGCCGCAACCCGTCCGGGGCGCTACAGAGCCCGCAATGAGCCTTCCATCACGTCACCAATCGGTGACCCACCGGATTACATCAAGGATACGCCAGAATCCAAGGCTCGAAGCGCATGGTACGAATACGCCGTTGAGTTGCCTTGGCTTCGAGCCTCGAATCGCTCGATACTAGTGGTCGCAAGCTTGCTCAAGGGCGAGATTTTGGCAGGCCATATGCCAACGGCTCAGAAGCTGAATCTCTTGCGGCAGACGCTCGGCTCTCTAGGGGCGACACCGGCGGACGCAAGCAAGATCACGGTGCCGGATGAAGACAACGATACCGATGATGCCTTCTTCAATGATTAATGATTTCAATTATTTAGATTGAATTACAAATAAATCGACCGGGTTGCGTTGAGCGACAATAGCTCAAAGTTAAATATACAATACGCTTCGAGTGGATGTTCTCTTAGGCAGCGGTTTTACCATTCCCGTTGCCGCCATCCTTCTCAAGCTAGGTCGATTTGAACCAATTTAGAAAGGTGTGACCAACAGCCCAAGCGGCAACAATTTCCAGAACCTTGAGCATTAGCTCCCGAGCATTCAGCTCCTCTGCCCTGTGACAACGGGCCGCGCAAAGCGCATTCACGCAATCCCCGGCTGCTTTTCCCATCACCACAACGCGAAAACAGCCAATCTCGTAGGAGACTATATTTGACAAACGTACATCACCTCACTGAACAGCGCAATACCAAGATCGAGGCTATCAAGGCTCTCGGCTCTAACCCGGATCAGGGGGCATTTAATGCTCTCGAAACTGAGATTCGCGGCCTTACCGGCCAGATCGACAATGCTCGCAAGGTTGCGGAATTCGAGCGGCAGGCAGCAACCGCCACCCCGGACGCCAACGCTTCCCGCGAACTGCGTTCCTACTCTGTCGCCAAGGCGATTCGAGAAGCACAGGACGGCACGCTCACCGGAATCGAACGTGAACAGCACGACCAGCTTTCGAAGGGCCGCGAAGTCCGTGGCGTCATGATCCCGACCGCCGTTATCTTTGGCGAACAGCGCGCTATGACCGTTGGCGGTTCGGGTGGAAACACCGTCGAAACCTCCCTTGGCGGCCTGATTGATCGCCTTCGCCCGGTTCTTGCTGTCCAGAAGCTCGGCGCGACCATCATCCCCGGCCTAACTGGCAACCTCGATCTCCCAAGGCTCGTTTCGGGCCCGTCCACGACTTGGGTTGCCGAAGATGGCAGTTCTACGGCGAGCGATAGCGTTTTTGACAAGGTTCCTCTGAAGCCGAAGACGATCACAGCAGAGCAGTACCTTAGCCGCCGCCTTCTTCTCCAGAATGGCGTTGCGCTTGAAAACGTACTTCGCAATGACTTGGCTTTCGTGCTCGCACAAGGTCTCGATAAGGCTGCGATTGCTGGTACTGGCACCAACCAGCCGACCGGCCTGCTCACCGCTATCGTAGAATCTGGCACCGCGTCCACGGTGCTGAGCGACATCGCCGCCGACCTTTTGGCAGATATCGAGCTTGATGACGTGACCGGCACAATCGGTTTTCTCACGAACCCGGCGCTTCTGGCTGCTGCTCGCAAGGTCAAAGACACCACGGAACGCACCATTCCGCAGGCTGAAATCTTCCACGATACGCCTGTCGTTTCCACCACTCAGGTTGCCGCTATTGCCGGCGAAAATCCGCTGATTGCTGGTGTGTGGAGTGAGTTGATGATCGGGTACTTTAGCGGGGTCGATATTTTAGCAAATCCTTACACTGATGCGAGCAAGGGCGGCCTTCGCCTGCATGCCTTCCTCGATGCTGATATCGCTCTGCGCCATACGCAGGCATTCGCTTGGAAGGCCGTCTAACATGAGCCTTGTCGATCTAGTGACGGCTAAGAAGGCTATCAGAGTCCTCTATACGGACGATGACGAGCTGATTCAGGCCTATCTCGACGGCGCAGAGGACTACCTTGAAAGGATCGGCGTGAAAATCGCCGATCCGATCTCGCCAGCCGCAAAGCTCGCGGTCCTGTTGCTGGTAGGTAACTCCTATCAGTACCGGGAGGCGGTTGCCGATGGCAATTTCAAGGAGCTTCCTCTGTCGCTGCAAATGTACATTCGCTCGCTAGCGCCGCCGTCGCTGTGAAGGAGGAAAATATGGAACGCAGAAACGCAACAGAAGTCCGGGCGGCTGGCAAAACCATCGAAGGCTATGCCGCTACGTTCGGAAATACTGCCCGAATCTCCGATTTTAACGAGGTTATCGCACCGACTGCCTTTTCGGAAACGCTGGCAACGAACCCCGATATTTTAGCTCTTGCTGATCATGATTATAGCCGCGTTATCGGCAGGACCGGCAATGGCTCCCTGAAGCTCTCCACCGATGCCAAGGGACTTCGATTCGCCCTGACGCCGCCCGACACTCAGGCGGGTCGAGACGCTATTGAAATGGTCCGTACCGGCACCGCTGGGGGCCTCTCCTTCGGCTTTACGGTTCCGGCTGGCGGCGACGAATGGCAGGGCGAAACGCGCACTCTCAAGAACGTGGTTTTGAGGGAGATCTCAATCGTATCTAGCTTCCCTGCATATCATGGCACCTCCGCGTCCGTCCGCTCTCGCCAGCCTATGACCGAAACAGAAGCTCGAATCCGCATCCTTGAACTGGAGGCTAGCGAATGAAGTGGCCATCATTTAAACGGGCAGCCCAGCCCGCCGTACAGCCTGCGGAAACACGCTCATTCGTCAGCTCAGACCCCCTGCTCGGTCAGCTTTTGGGCGCTTCCTACTCGGGCTCAGTCGACATCGAGAAAGCCAGCCGTATGGCCGTTGCGGCACGCTGTATCACGCTCATTGCGGAAAGCTTCGCCAGCGCCGAACTGAACATCTACAAGCTCAACCCGGACGGCGGCGCTACGGTTGCCACCGACCATCCGCTCTTCAGCGTGCTTGTCGATGAGGCGTATCCGGGTGTCTCAGCCTATGAGATGAAGGAGCGTGTTTCCGCAGAGCTTTGCCAGTGGGGCAATTCGGTTCTGCGCATCCATCGCAACGGGCGCTCTCAGGTCACTGGCTTGCAGCCGATGGCGTGGGGCGACGTCACAGTGGAGCAACTGACGACCGGGCGCGCTCGTTATCGTTGGGCCGATCCTGCCCGCATGGGGCATGTTGAGGTGCTGACAGCCGACGAAGTCGTGCACCTGAAATTTCGCAGCCGTGACGGGTTGGTCGGGCGCAGTCCGTTCGAATTGGCAAGCACCTCCACGGCTATCGCTACGACTCAGGAAGAGGCTACAGGGAGTTCGGCGATTAACTCGTTTAGGCCTGCTGGGATCGTTTCTTATCCGGGGAATATCGATCCCGGCTTCGCGGAAAATCTGCGAACGACGTTCAAAGAAAAGTTCCTCGGTAGCTCAAACACGAACAGCCTGATTGTTCTATCGCAGGACGCAAAATGGACGCCTATTCAGTTCTCCTCAGAACAGAATCAGGTGCTGGAATCGCGTCAGTGGTCGGCTTATGAGGTATGTCGTGTTCTAGGCGTTCCGCCGAGCGCCGTTGGCCTCCTTCTGGATGCCACATGGGGCTCCGTGGCCGATGAATCTCGCGCGCTAGTGATGCGGTGCCTTCGGCCGTTCGGCAAGCGCATTGAGGCTGCTTTGATGACCGCCCTACTCAGCCCTGAGGCCCGTAAGGTCTACTACATCGAGCACGATTGGTCTGATATGTTATCGGGCGACATGAAAGAGCGTTTCGAGGCCTACAAGATCGCTCGCGAGGGCGGCTGGTACAATGTTGACGATATCCGCGCCAAGGAGAGCATGGGTAAGGTCAGAGGCGGCGAGACCTATATCCAACCGCTCAATTACGCCCCGCTAGGCAGTGTCGCCTTGAACGGGCAGCACAGCACCCCGCAGGTGACCCAATGACAGGCGCAGGACAACTTCGGGAACGGATCGCGCTAGAGGCGCGGTCCATGAGTGACGACGGTTTCGGCAATACCTTTCCGGGTGGACCCTTCGTCGCACAGTTCACAGCCCCTGCCCGCCGTCAGATCTTGCGGGGCGATGAGAGCGTCATGAATGCCAAGCTGACGGGCGTGCAGACTGTGGTTTGGACTGTCCGTTATCAGCCAGCGGCGAACGCAGTAGACAACGCTTGGCGGGTCAAGGATCTGCGATCCGGCAAGGTCTATAACATTGTCTCAGTCGAGCCGGACGAACGGTCAGCCTTCGTATCGATCGTCTGCAAATCGGGGGTAAATGCATGACCGGCGATGAATTGACAGCTAGGATCGTGGACTTTCGCCTGTTCCACAATCGGCCGGGTTCCAAGAGTAAGCTCCGTGCGGTCTTGACGATCAGCGTTCCGCAGCTGCAAATCGAGATCCGGGGCTTGCAGCTCTGCGAGTACGAGGACGGGTGGAAGGTCATCAGCCCGGCAGCCTGCTTGCCCAACACGCAAACAAGGGCTTTCAGAATTGAAGTGGACGGCCCGTTTGAACGCACTATCAGGCGCATGGCGGTGAGGCGATACGAGAAAGAGCTTGAATCCAATCCACGACAAGCAGCGTAACGACAGAGACCCCGGTTAGCAGCCGGGGTTTTTCTTTTGGATCATGCCACGCTATGAGATGATGACGACCAGTTGTCGGGAGGGTGCAGAGCTATGAATGAGGAAACGTTGGCGCGCTACCAAAAGGTCGCGGAACACGCCTTTAACGCCCATCTCGCAGCGTACGCGGAACATTCAAAATGGATACTTGCTTCTCTCTTGGCCGTTAACGGAGGGGCGTTAATCGCTCTCGGTCAGAGTACGAACATATCGCTCGGGTTGTTCGATCCATATGCAGCACTGATCTTTGTCATTGGCGCAGTCATGGCAATCGCGTCGGGTGCTGCTGCTAGACGGCAAACTCTGATTGTCACTGAAGGTATGTTGCATTTTTTAACCGTCGCCGACGATGAGGCCAGAGAGAATGCTCTTACGTCCGCCGCAAAGCGCGAAAAATACTTCGCGCGGGCTTCTGACGGCGCAGCGTTCCTATCGGGCTTGTGCTTTGTGATCGGCGCGCTTTTCGCGGGAAGCCATCTACCTGCGCTTCTACCGCATGCGTCACCTTGA